GACTTTGGATTCTGAAATTGCATGGTTAGAGGCTTGCGATTGCATGAGGCAACGAGCAGCGGGAAAGGTTGGCGATTGGTCGCATCCTGCCGTTTATCGTGCCGCTTGCGAGTTTTCTTTTGAGCTGAAATCAAAGTCATTCAAAGATTGCCGTAAATCGTGGGAATACACCCTTGCGCGAGAGTTTAAAGAAGGATGGGATGGAGAGCTACCAAAAGAGCCATCGCTGCGCCTAGAGGTTGACCAAAGTGGCAAACCACCAACGCCTGAGCAAAAGGCAAGGCTGGCAGCGATCATGAGCACGTTTAAACGCGAGGCGGTAGCAGCATGAATGAAAAAGCCTACGCCCACAGCGTACTAAACGCCATCAAAGCGGGTAGCACGGATTACACCGAGCAGGACATTATTTCTGCTTTGCAGATCACGGGCGATCTATGACCACCACAACAAAATTCATTATCGAAATGGTGACGGACGGCATCCCGAATCTTGACAAAATCCTGCCGTTGGCGACCAACCGCTTTGCGGACAAGTTTACGCAAGGTGGGGTGACGGTTAAAAGCTGTTTCGCCACGCTGCAACCCGTTGACCCTATCGAATGGATTGGTTTAACGGTGCGAAACACGCCGCCTGTCATGCCCGTGGAAGATGAGGTTTGAAGCGATGCAACGAATGTACGAAACACGCCTCCAATCCACGCCACGCCGATCACTCAATAGCATGTACCGCTTGCTGGGCACGCTTGATAAAAGCCGTACAAAAGAGATCGACTTCGATGGCGCAAGCGTCCGCCTCCTCAAAGCGGCTGCTGGACGAATTTGTGGCGTGGCACTTGATGGTTTTCAAGGTCAACAAAGAATTGGAACTGCGCGAAGCCGTGAAGCGACCGCGATGAACGCGCTGGCATATCCACACGAATATGGGGAGTTGGCATGAGCAAGCGCCTATTTATTGCCCATGAGCCGTGCCAGTCTCGCAAGATGCTAGACGAGCAGTTATGGCCTTACGTCAAGGCCATGAATGTCGCAGGCAACAAGTGCGAGATTACGGTACGCGAAGCGACACGCAACGGCGAACAAAACGCCAAGCTACACGCCATGTTTGGTGATGTGGCAAAGCAAAAAGAGTGGGGAAACGCGATGCTACCGATAGACGTATGGAAGCGCCTATTGACGGCGGCGTGGCTACGTGCCCGGGGTGACGGCGTACAAATGTATCAAGCCTTGGACGGCCAAGGCATTGACATTGTGTATGAGAGGACGAGCCAGCTATCTAAAAGGGACTGCGCGGAATTGATCGAGTACGTTATTGCGTGGGCAACTACCAACGGTATCACCCTAAGCGACGGGGTGACGGAATGAGCGCCCTTTACTTGCTGTGCGTCGTCATTGTGTACGCCGCTGGCTTCTTGGTGACGTGGGCAATTTTGAGGCGCACGCATGGACACCATTAGCAAAGTCAAAACGCACAAGTGTAAAGTGTGCCGCGCCGCCTACACCAAGCGCAGCCCGTGGCAACTGGCTTGCGGCATTGAGTGCGCCGTAAAGATTGCCAAACGCGCCAAAGACCTGGCAAGCCTAGCCGTCGAGAAAAGATCGCGAGCTGATACCAAACAACGCAAAGACGCGCTCAAGACGCGCTCTGACTGGGTAAAGGATGCGCAGGTGGCGTTCAACGGCTACGTCCGCGCCCGTGATATGCACCAAGCCTGCATTAGCTGTGGCGTGGCTTTAACAGTAGGCGCGGTGGGCGGCGGTTACGACTGTGGGCATTACAGGTCTGTGGGCAGCGCACCGCACCTGCGCTTTGACGATCAAAACGCCCACGGGCAGTGCAAAAAATGCAACCGTTACCTATCGGGCAACGCGATTGAGTACCGCCGCCTGCTGATTGGGCGTATCGGACAAATAGCCGTTGAACGCCTAGAGGCAGATCAATGCGTGAGGAAATACACGATTGATGGATTACAGGCCATCGTCACGCAGTACAGAGCAATGACAAAACAAATAAAGGCAAAGAATGACGACTAATCAAAAAGTTAAACAAATGAAAAAGCGCGGCATGAAGCAAAAAGCCATAGCCGCCGATTTAGGCTTATCACTTGCGGCCATTAAATACCACGCAAAAAAAGATAAGGCAACAGCCATAAAACACGAGCTGCTACTACCAGCTCCCAGAAAAATAGCTTTTATTGCCGCAAGGCTAAGTGACGAAATAGCCAAGCGCCAGTGGTACGTGATGCCGTCAAACAACTACGCCCAGGTGCTACACATATCGGACGACCTGCAACAGATCACGATGGCAATTTATAAATCCATCGTCCAAGCGCAGCCCTTGTTGGACGGCTCGAACCTTGCCGATTTCACGCGCAAGTTTGTGGTGCAAAATTTTAAGCTGTGGGATGCCGTTAATGGCAAACAAGCACAGGGCGGCGTATGAGTAAAGACACCTACCTCGATTTCAATCACATTAAAGAATCGCACAGCGCCGTGCATAAGCGGCTTCTGAACTGGGGCGAGTGGTTCAGGGATAGAGAGCCTAATTCAATATCGCCCATGTTTCGTGAATACAGGTCCAACTGGCGGCAGTGGCACGAGCCAGAGATGCGCAACGTGGTGGACGGCATAGACGCGCAACGAGTGCAAAAGCTGATGGTGAGGCTACCCATTGAGCATAGGCGGTGTTTAGCATGGTGCTACACATCTAACAAGCCCGTTGGATTAGCGCGGCGCGAAATGGCGCAGACCAAGCAAGGGCTGTATCAGTTATTGACCGATGCACGGCAGATGATCGTGAACCTTGGCTGACAAACCCTAGTAGGGATAGTTGACAGAGTGCCATTAGCTACGATAATAGACATGTAGCGAGCGCATACGCATAGGGCACAAGGCCGAGGTTAGTTGCGTTTAAGTTGTAGAGACGGGGATAGTCAACCACGGCACGCCAAGCGATACCGCACACATCACATAAACCACCGATAGCAATATCAGGTGGTTTTTTTAAGTCTCTCCTAGATCATTGTTCATGGTCTTTAGCCCTTCGGGGCTTTTTTTATTTCAACCACGGACACGCTGCAAAGCACCCGACTATGACACTTACGCAAATTGAAACGGTCAGGGTTAAAGACTTAATCCCATACGCCCGCAACAGCCGCACCCATGACGACGCGCAGGTGGCACAAATAGCCGCCAGCATCAAAGAGTTCGGTTTCACTAACCCTATATTGATAGACGCTGACGGCGGCGTGATAGCAGGGCACGGACGCATACTGGCAGCGCGTAAGCTGAAACTGGCAGAAGTGCCGTGCATTCGCCTATCGCACCTGAATGACGTGCAAAAGCGGGCGTATGTGATCGCGGATAACAAGCTGGCGCTGAATGCGGGCTGGGACGAGGAATTATTGCAGTCTGAGCTATCAGAATTAGGTGATGACGGTTTTGACATATCTATTATGGGTTTTGATGATCTGCCAAAAGTTGCGCCGCTGGATGACATGCCCACGCTAAACGATGGTGACCGTGAGCCATTTCAGCAAAAAACCTTCACATTGCACGACGAGCAGGTGGCAATAGTTGGTGACGCGTTAACACTGGCGCGTACAAATCCGTTAGTGGATACTGGTCTAAACGAAAATTCAAACGGCAACGCGTTGGCTTTGATTTGCGCGGAATGGTTGAAATCACATGGCTAGTGCAAAGGATTTGGTTGTTAAACCGATAAGCGCGAAGGATGCCTCTGCATTAGTTCGCCGCGTCCATTACAGCGGGTCAATAGTAAACAACAGTCAGCTACATTTTGGCGTTTTCCTAAATGGAAGGATGGAAGGTGCAATGCAATTCGGTCCGTCAATGGATAAGCGGAAAGTGCAGGGGCTTGTCGATGGAACTGGGTGGAATGGATTTTTAGAATTAAACCGAATGGCGTTCTCTGATAGGTTGCCACGAAATAGTGAAAGCCGTGCGCTTGGTGTCGCGTTTAGGATGATAAAAAGAACATACCCACATATAGAATGGATTGTTTCATATTCGGATGCTACTCAATCAGGCGATGGTATTATTTACAGAGCCAGTGGGTTCTCTTTAACTAGCATAAAAAAGAACTCATCTATTATAAGGTTGGTTGACGGGACAATCGGAGCTAAGATCACTTATAGTAAGGGGCGTTATATTTTAAAGGCAGGTGGCGGCGCAAAAATGCCTGCTGGTGCTGAAAAAATGCAAGGGTTTCAACTTCGATATATATATTTTCTAAATCCGTCTGCTCGCGAACGCCTGACTGTCCCAATCCTTCCATTTAGTAAAATCGAAGAAATGGGCGCGAGCATGTATCGCGGCGAAAAGATCACGCGCACGAAAGAGCAGGACACTGGACACCCTCCAGTGCTGGAAGGTGCAACACCTATCCGTGCGCTCCAATTGAATGAGGTAGCGTAATGGCGCTCACACCTAAGCAAGAAGCCTTCGCCCAAGCCATTGTGACTGGGGTTAACCAGTCGGATGCTTACCGAGCAGCGTATAACGTAAGCGCAACGACTAAAGCCGAAACCGTTAACAAACGCGCGTCTGAACTAATGGCGAACGGGGAGGTCACGGGTAGGGTGGCAGAGTTACGCAAACCAGTCGTAGAACGCGCCCAGATCACGCTAGAAAGCCACCTAGATGACTTAATGAAGCTGCGCAATATGGCAGCTAAGGAAAAGCAATACAGCGCCGCCATCAGCGCTGAGGTAGCAAGAGGTAAAGCATCGGGCATAGCGATTGACAAGGTGGCGCTTGATGTGTCGGGCACGGTGCATATCAATGTCAACTTCGATTAACGTCGATGCGCGGTTTCCCAGAATGCTGCAATTCTTGTTCAAGCCTGCCCGCTACAAAGTGGCGCGGGGTGGAAGGGGAAGCGGCAAGTCTTGGAGTTTTGCCAGAGCTATCTTGCTACGCTGTGCGCAACAAAAAACCCGTGTGCTGTGTACGCGTGAGATTCAAAAGTCAATCCAGCAGTCAGTCCATCAATTACTGACGGATCAGATTGAATCGCTCGGGTTGACGGGCATATTTGAAGTGCTGCAAACGGAGATACGAGGGCCACATGGCTCGTGCATTTACTTTAGTGGCTTGTCGGACATTACCGCCACGGCTTTGAAATCGTTTGAGGGCGTGGACATTTGCTGGTGCGAGGAAGCGCAAGCCATCTCTGCCAAGAGCTGGAAGACGCTGACACCAACGATTCGCAAAGAAGGCAGTGAGATTTGGGTGACGTACAACCCGGAGCTGGAG